CGCCAGGCCCACTTGTCCTATTCGGATGTAGAGCAAGCGGTAAATTTTATTATAAATTCATTGTCCGATTCATTAGTCAACGATGAACGGATCGAAATTCGTGGCTTCGGTTCCTTCAGTTTGCATCATCGCGCTGCGAAACAAGGTAGGAATCCTAAGACCGGAGAATCTATTGCACTACCGGCCAAACGTGCTGCCCATTTTAAACCTGGGAAAGAACTACGCGAACGAGTGAACGAACGAAGGAATAACCAATGAACGAAAATAACAAGAACCCATTTTTGCTATATAACAACAAGGGAGAACCTTTAGTCATAGGAGATTTTATCTGCGATATGTATCGCGGATTACCAAAAAATTATACCTACGGCCAAGGTGTTCAACCTTTGGAAATTCTGACCCAATGGAAACTTCCTGCCGCAACAGTAAGAGTTCCCAGTTTAGGACAAAAAATAAAACCGTATGAAATTGTTGGTGCGCTGATTAACTCTGTTGCAAAAGGCTGTTTTGAAGATGGATTAAAAACCACTTCAGATTGTCGTGTCGGAAACATCACCGTTGCTACTAAAACCGCTTATATACTTTCGACCCCAGAAGATAATGAAGAAACTTATGCAGCTATTTATTCATACCACGATCAAATTGGTTTTTTCACTTTTAAGCCTAAAAGAACTACCGATAAATAGGTAAAAGCTAATTAAATTTTTGGTTTGATAAAAAAATCGTAGAATTTCATTAAAACAATAACGACAAATGCGATTTGTATGAAATCAATACTGATCATTTCATTATCTTACTTTTGTCATAACTTCGAGCGCCGGTGTAACCTAAGTACCCTGCGCTAAACAGCCACCACATTTCTTCTGGGATAGATTTTAGCCACTGGCCGAAACCCATAGAAATGTTGGTCGCTAGTTCTGCATTAAAGGCGTACAGAACGCCCATAGGAATCCCTGCTAGGATGCAAATATAAACGACATACAGAAAGCTCGGTCTCGCTCTACTTGTCCAGGGATCGCTGCTCTTAGCTTCTGCGAGAATGGCTGATAACTGTTGTTCAACAGCTTTTAACTCGCCTTCCTGTTCAGCCTTCATCAATTCTAACTGTGCGGCTTCCCGGGCCGCTTTATCCGGTAACACCTTGTCAAGAATTTTGCCAGCAATAGGGAGTAAGGCTTGTATCATTAGTAACTCCAGACAGTCGGTCTTATGCCACTATCCATTGGCGTTAAAGTGTCCAGGTGTAAAAATCTATCACTGCCCTTTTGCGCTACGCCGATGCCGGTAAAGTTCAACATAAAAGCTAACTTCATCACTTCATAACAGTCTTTACGGCTCACCCTGAGATCCGCAGCTTTACCGGTTGTGTGAGCGCCGGTTCGACTCTTCGTACTACTTACCGCTTCATTGTGGTCAGGACAACGGTAAGCTGAATTTAGAATAATGGGTTTTCCCCAGTCATCTCGTAGCTGGTCTAATTTTTTTAGAAACGCGGGATCCATTTCAGCCGCACCGCAACCGCACTTACATTCGAGTTCGTGTTTGGAAAAATAACTGGAGACATTCATTGATTTGCAATCACCCGATCCAACTTGGATTCGATCCGATCTAATCTTTTTTCCAAAGTCATTAACTGGTTTTCAGTCAGAACGTCTAACTGATCGACTTTCGATTCTAATTTGGTTGCCCAGAGGATGAGGCCCAAGGCAAAAATGACGATAGTGATAAGGGTTGAGATATCAATTTCCTTGCGAAAACGCCAACTGTCTGATTTTTTGTCCATAGTCCTACAGCCATAGTCATCGCACTGTACTAAATGTAGCATAATTTAGTGCCATGTAAAATAATTTGTTACATTTAATTTTCTTTGAGATATCTACGGATTGCTGACTCCCCTATCCCCTTTTTTCGATAGAACGTCCGGCGAGATAAACCTAACTGTTTGATAGCCTTTTCGGGGTTATCCACGATATAGAAAAAGCGTACTAAACTGACTTCATTGCCCACTTCACTCGTTAACAGTTCGTTATACGCTCGTTGCACCTTGCCTAGACCTGGTGGCGGGATACAACCTTTCGGTATAGTTGATGCGGCTGGCATAGAAGTCGGCTCATAAATAGCCCTCCAAAGGGTACTTGTGCCAGCATAGCCTTCGCCAAACTCACCCAAGTACCACTTGGCGTATTCTCGAAGCAACGGTGGCAACCAATCATCCTTCCTCAATCCGCACTTCCTCCCACTCGGCTTGAAAAAAAGTAATTGACCCATCATCGCCCTCCACCCCTATTGTTGCATATTCCAACACCGCAAAGCCGTCTTTGAGTTTCACAGCGTTCGGTCGTTCTTTGTCTACCTTTCTCCACCGAAATTCAATCATCGCTTTACGGGTAGATCCACACGCGGAATCAATAACTGATCAGTCATAAGCAATGACTTCGATGTATCCTGTCTCCCCTGCATCGCGGAGCTTTTGCAATCGTCTGCATTCTGCCTTGTAGTGCTTTTTGATTTCTTCTTTCTGTTTTTTGTTGTATTTGATTTGGGCATTTCTTCGCTCTCGCAACATTTCTATTCGTCCTTCCCCTAGCACTTCATTTTCAATGAAACTCGCAAAATCTAGCGGTGATTCAGTGAACTTTCTATGGCATGAGCTACAGAGGCAAACCGCGTTGTCAGTATGCCAACGTAAACTCCGATCACGCCTACCGTAAACGTGCGCTGTTTCCATCACCCTAGATTTACCCGTCATCTGGCCGTTGGTATCTACCAATGCACACTTTTCGCAAGTGAAATTATTTCGCATCCTGATAGCGTCAGAAAATGCCGCATCACAAGCATCTCTTTTAATCCCCACTCAGAAACCACCGCGCCTGGAGCTTTCTTGGGTGCGGTATAAATCAATTCGCACCTCTGCCGCTTTCATTTTCCAACGCAATGCTTCTTCATCCTGAACCGCTTTTTTTAAATCTTCTAGCAATTCTTGGTACTCTGTGTGGGCGTAAGCATAATTTTCTCGTTCCGCTACCGTTCCGCTTTTTTTTGCAAACAGCAGTGCTTTTTTGCTTTTCCTAAAATTTTCCAGGTATACCCTTAGAGCTTTGGCCTTTCCTAAATTTTCCGCATTGTTCTCAATAAAATCGTTCGCTGTCTCTGCATCTTCTTCCGTTACCATCGATTACTTCCTGTACTTCTTGAACTTCGATTCTCATAAATGCGGCTATTTCTGCCACAGCAACATTCATCGCATACATTTCTCGAATCGCTTTGACTAATTCTCCATCCATGACCCACCTCCATTTTTCAACAGCTTCGATAACTTGCCGTTTGCATACTTGTCGAGAGCGCGAAAATACGTCTGTTTGCCTTCCTTTGTATCCATTTTTTGACTTAAACGGATAAGGTTTTGATAGGCTGGAGTCTCTCGTTCGGCGGCTTTCAACTCCCACAACGGATCGCCTTTCTCTTCCTCGATTTGTACCTCTGGCTTCGCTTCACACTTTTTGCAAACGAACCCCCCGTAATAGCTCGTACACACAATCACGTTTTTTTTAAAAGTGGGAATCTTCTCGTCATTCTTGGCCCAAGGAAATTGCCCTTGGCAATACCGACAGGTTTTTAAAGCGCTGCTTCCCTCGTTAAAAACATGACCACAATCACACCGCTTTGCGTTTACCGGAACTATCGTCCAACAATTAGGACACTTCATGGCTCACCCCCAAACTTCCCACATAGTTATTAAAATTAGTTTTGTTAAAAAGCGTCTTAGGTCGCAGATACATTTCCATCGTAGGATCGTTCGCCCACTCGCCAGTTTTCAAAGCAATCACTTGCCGAATGACATCAGCACTGTTGCCAGCTTTGAGTAAAGCAGTGATGGAATCGAGATGGGTATCGACCAATTGATAGTTTCTCCCCGATTTAAAATTGAGAAACTTCAGTATCTCTATCGACTCTTCTTTGAATTGCTTATTTTTGAGTCGGGTGGAACGGACACGTTCCTCCCCATGATCATGTTCTTGTTTATGTTCCTGTTTATGTTCTTGTTCTTGTTCTGGTTTCACTATGTCCTTCGGTAACGGTTCCCCTAACCGTTCCTGAAACGGTTCCAGACTAGCAATAAGTGATTGATAATACTTAAAATTCTGGGGTATTTGGACGAACTCAGAATACCTTGCTTTTCCGGCATTGGGATTAGGGATCGGATTCCATTCCAAGAAGTCAAAAATCAAGATGAGATCGTAGGCTGGATCGTAGACAAAAAATGACCCTTCGAGCTTGCTCCAGACCTTCTCTAGCTCACCCGTTTTCCACTTCAAATCTTCTTCGACATATGCCTTCGGCATCCGGTAACAGCCCAAGGGTGAAACATGAGGGCCAGTAATTAAATAGAGATAGAGTAGCTTCTCTTTATCAGACAAGTTGATGATTTTCGGGTGAGTCCAAAACTGCGTTTGAACTGTGCCGTATTGCCTCATAGAAGTGCGGCTCCCTGGAGGGAGCCGCTACAGGAACGGAAAGCCAAAGCAGGGACAAGGATTTCGTTTAGGGGCTTGCTCCGACTTTCCACTTCAAACCTCGTACATTGAAAACTCATTTGCAGTCACTTCGCCTTGGCTCAATTTGGCGATGTCACCGCGTCTTTTTTCTGGGATGTTGCCACTTTTCTTCCACCGCCAAAGCGTTTCACGACTGATTTCGAGGGCTTTAGCAAACTCATTATTCGTAAGTCCACTTGCCCTAATCGCTCTTAGCAGGAGGCATTTCTGCTTTTCTGGCACTGTTTATCCCTTTTTTAAATCGTGTTGTAGCAAATGTAACAGTGAGTATTACATATTTCAAACAATTATTGATCAGTCATTGTTTATGTTGCATTTAGTAACACATTCATTCAAAATCGGCACTTGTCATGTTTAGGGAGAATGTGTAATGGCATCAATAGATAGCCAACAATTTAAGAAGTTGATACGAGAACATTGCTCAACGCAGGAGCAATTTTGTGAAATGTTTGGCACGAACCGCGCTACCGTTCGCCGGTGGATGGTTGATGGCCGATTGCCAGATAATAAACTCGAAGAATTAGCTAACTTTTTTTCCGTTATGCGGAGTGACTTGCAAACTCCAGGGCCAGTAGATTCCAAATTACAGGCAGAGATCGGAAAAGAAGTGGAACAAGTCATTAAAGAATCTGGGGAGGATTTGAGTTACTCCGACTTCTTGTTCTGGGTCAATTTTATTTACCAACGATATAGCCAACTTGGGATGGACTTGGAGGCGTTAAAGGTTAATTTGAAAAAGACGCGATAACAGTTTTTTGGGAGGGAAACTAATGTATTTACATACAGACAACTCATCAAACGATGGACTTGATAAAATTTTAGAAAAAAGAGGATTGCATCAAGACGATGACGAGGCTTGGGCGGTGGTCGATGAGAGTTACAATTTTGTAGCTGCGAATCAAGCGTGGTGTGAAATGTTGGAAACCGATTTAGCTGATTTATTGACCACGAATCTGAAACAACAATGGGTTGCAGAATATTCGGTGCAAAAAGAAAATTGCACTAAATACCGCAAATATAAAACTAAAAGAGGCAACATAGTCTCAGTACAGATTTATATTGAATACTTTACCATCGGCGATAAAAACTATTTTAGTGGTCAAGTCTTGAAGTCAGAACTAATAGTAAATCAAACGAAACAAGATTATGAAAATGCTGTAAATCAGTTGTTACAACACCTTCCCACAATTAAATCTGAGGCAGATTCGATTGTTGACGCAGTGAATATTGGGATAAGTATTATTTCCACGACAGGCACAATAATTTTTTGCAACGAAAATTATGCGAAAGCGATTGGGTACACACCAGCCGAGTTAATGTTTCAAAAAAACAATATGGATATCAGCGCAGTGCAATTTGCGGCAGCCAACTCCATGGGAACACAATTTCAATCAACCAACAATATTCCCTGGACGATGAAAGGTTGGCGCACGAAACAAGGCAAAATTAAATGGGGGCGAGTGAAGGTCAGCAAAATTGAATGGAAGTCCGTCATGTGCTTTTTTTGTGTTGTTGATTGGATGTCAAGCAATGACCTTGAACAAGTGACCAGTATCACGCAACAAGACGTTAACGATTTCTACGGCACAGAAATTAGCTACATTTGGAATCATAGAACCGCAAATTTAGTTGGCGAGATGTTGGGCGTATCCGTACAAGAGCTAACTGCTTGTTGTTTCATGTTGCGCGATAACAATCTACTGACCAGTCATAGGTGTGCTGAAACTGAACTAGCCGGAGAAATCTTCAGAAAAGCCGCTGTAAAAGACGAAACCCAATATGAATTGTTCTAATTTATTTTAGTTTTTTTTATAAAATTACGCGGGAAACCGCGTTTTTTTTTGCCCCAGATAAAAAAAGTTTCTTTTTATTCTGATTTGTATTACATTTGGTTTCAATGTAACAGAAAATATAACAATCTTATGTCAGATACCATTAACGTAGATGCAAAACTTTTAGCCACAAACAATGTCTTTCGCATGGCAGTCGATGTCGATGTCGAAATGGTGCATGAGTATGACACTGTTTGCGACATTCGTATCAAACTGAACCCTAACCTTATCCGCTTTATTAAGGCTTGCGATGATGAACTACGGATGGTTCTGCAAACGTCAGTGTATGGCGTTTGCCGCAAAGAGTTAATCCCCTTAGACCTAGACAATATTAACCTGGAAGACGGTTTTATTAATCTGGATTATCAAGGCATCGAGGAAATGCTAGTGGACACGATTGAAGATGGGCAACGCAAGTAAACGGTATTTAGAAAACCTGTTAAAAGAAATCGATCAAGAACCTTACCACACATACAAGAGGACAGAACCTATGGGACTCACAGTATCACCTACCAAAAACAAAGAACGAGAGAAAGTGCCAGAGGGCGTTCATTTTGGGCGTTGCTATGGCGTGATAGATATAGGACACCAAAACACAGAGTTCGCAGGGCAAAAAAAAATAAAAGCTCAGGTCGTGTTGCTCTTTGAGTTGAGCCACAAGATGACAGATGGCAGACCATTTGGACATTCAAAAATCTGCACACTTTCGAGCCATGAAAAAAGCACTCTACACAGTATCGTTCACGCCCTTACGGGTAAAAAACTTAGTGACTCGTCGCAAACAGAATTTCAACTCCAAGAACTGATCAACAAAGTCTGTATGTTGCAATATACCGATAACGCTGAAAACGATTATCCTGATGTGAATCTTGGGCCAGCGCCAAGCGGCACTCAGTTTGAACCAGTGAATCCCAACGTCATCTTCGATTGCGATCAACCCGACAGAAAAGTGCTTGAGTCACTCCCGCAATGGATCATTGAAAAAATTAATGCGCGAGTGAAAGAAGGCGAAGAGGACATTGTGCAACCACAATATACCGAACGTAATCCCCCGCCGGTAACAGACGCACCACCATTCTAATGATCGAAGAACCTGAACGTAGTTTCATCATTACGGAACTGACTGCTTTGTTTGAAGATTACGAAGATCTTATTTCTGCGCCACAGATGAAACTGGTCAATGAACATACGGCTGAAGAAATCAAAGCCAATCACGATCTGATTGACAACTTTCAGACACGCATTAATGAGATTCTAAAAATGTACGAAAAAGCCGATTGCTTAAAGATCGGTATCGAAATAGGAAAAAATTATGGCAACACCTAAAAAGGGGTATCGCTACCAAAATGAAGTGATACCAGGCACAACGACCATCATTAGTCGATTCAAAGATTCAGGAGCGCTGATGTATTGGGCGCACCAACAAGGAAAGGAAGGGAAACCGTTGCGAGGCCAAGATAGTGAGGTTGAGCAAGCTGCACAAATCGGGACTGCTGCTCACGAAATGATAGAAGCCCACATTAATAAGAAAAGCCCCAAAATTGCGTTAAACAAAAGATTGAAGGAGGAAAGACACAAGCAGAAGGCTCGAACCGCTTTTGAATCTTACCTTAATTGGGAGAAACAAACTGGTTTAGAAATGCTCTCTAAGTTTCAGGAAATACAGCTAATTTCTCCGATGTATAGGTACGGAGGTACGCCAGATGCAATCGGTAGGATTGATGAGGAAATCGTTTTATTAGATTGGAAAACCAGTAACGGAGTGTACCCCGATTATGCTATCCAACTGGCCGCATATCAGCATTTAGTCAATTACGGGATTAGGATGGATAACGGTGAAAAGCTCCCTTTCATGGTAGGAACTCGCGCTCACCTACTCCGCTTCTCTAAGGAAAATGCTGATTTTCACCACCACAGTTTCAATGATTTGAGTGAAGAAATGGAGCAATTTCTGTTATTTCGCGAAGCCTTTGATCACGACAAAACTATCAAAAAACGAGTGTAATTGCCTTGCGTTATAAAAAATGCAACACTAGGAACCGTCAAAGTGTGTTCTCTAGGAGAAATTCTATGAAGAACATCAAGGAAATAACTTTAGACGAGGTTCTTACGGAAGGACTGAGGATAAAGAGAAGGAACGGTGATAAGGTCACAACGCAACAAGAGGAAGGCCGAATAGCTCGAAATTTGTTGCTGTACTTTGGAAAGAAAGCGAAGTTAAGTTTTAATTTTGAAGGGAAAGACGTTATCAACCGGAAGGCGTTAGTGGAATATTATAACCATTTTTCGCAACGGAATTGGTGTGAAAAACCATGTTGTGAAAAGAGGCCAAGAGATAAAGAAGGTTTTTGTAAACCCAACCAAATCTCTACAATATCCAAGGCGCTGAATGTAGCTGGAGCTTGTATCGAATATTGCAAGGATGAGCATCAAATTGATATCGCAAATCCTTTCAAGGGGTACAGCCCTGGCGGTAAAAACGCGAGGAAGATGAGTACAAAGAATTTTGTGGATAGACGAAACGAGATTTGGATCGATTCGGAAATGAAACAAATGCTGTTGGCCTCCCCTCCGTTGGTGAAAGACTTGATTCTTTTTGCCTTGAACACCGGCATGAGAAGGTCAGAAATTGTAAATCTAACCTTTGCAAGCCGAACGAACGGGCGAGATTATGATCGGATCTTTCAGGATGGAAATGGAAACTGGTTTGTACTTTTTCATGTAAAAGACCAGAAATCCAATTCGGTGACACAATGTGCTTTGAATGATGCGGCAATGGAGATTATAAACAGACAGAAACACATCACAGTGCGCGAATTAGACGATCAAGGCGTTTATATCGACCACACCTATGTTTTCTCTATGTTAAACGCTCCACGCCCCAAAAACACAAAGATAAAGCCGAAATGGATAACGACACAATTTAGGAACGTGCGAAGAAAATTGGGGATTCGAGAAGATATGTTCTTACGAAATTCCAGAAAAACGTCCGGTCAGAAATTGTATGATGCGAAAGTGCCGTTAGAAGCTGTACAAGGACAACTTCGGCATAACAAGATAGAGACCACTCAAGAGTGGTATGTAACGCCTTCGATGGATCACGCTGCGGAAGCAGTAAAGTCTTTCGAGGTACGTTAAAAAAGGGGGCCGAAGCCCCCATATAGCGCGGGGTGGGTTTGTTTCAGCGTAAAGGCTGTTGATAACTAACCTAAGTGCTTGAATCTATTGCCCATAGCCCACATAGCGCGTGTGTGCTAAAGGTTGATGAATCAAGGACTTACGCACCCTTAAACTATATAAAAAAAGCGTTTAGGGCAGAAGGCAGTTTAGTTTTGAATCAATAACTTAACTACTTTCTGGTAAGAAGAAAACAGGAAAATGGAACACATTTTGACAAAAAAAAAGGGGCGCGAAAGCGCCCTTTTATATTAACAATGAGAATGCTTGTGTATTATCACCGCCCAAGCTAATGACGTACAAAAACCCAAAGATAATTCCTAAAATGACTGTTAAGCCAACTAAGATAAAAATACAATCCGATACCTTCCTTCTAAACTCCATTCGGGCATGAACGACCCTTTTTCGTTCCTCCCGTATCTCTTTTTCCATCGCTACTAGCTCATTCCAGGCATCCTTGCCCCAGGAGTAGACAATAAGCTCATATAGCGTCTTGCGTTGCTCTGCCATCTTACGCTTCGCTATAAGAGCATCAAATGCCTCTTTCTCCACTGATTTAGCAGCCGTCACCTTCTTAAATAAACTAGGGTCTTTTGCCCTACGCTCTGCTGCATTGACATCCGATACGCATTCAAACCAGCGCGAGATATGGCCCATCGCATCTTCTAGCTCTCGGCCACTATTTACCATCTTGGTCACGTTATTGACGCATTTTCCAGCCAGAGTTATGGCAGCGGTGATCGTTAGTGGATCAGGCATCCCATTCCCACCAAATCAACAAGCCCACTAAATAGCCTGAAATAATCGTCAGCGCGACCATTAGCACTAGATATAAGTAGAAATTTTTACAAAAACTTACTAGGCGTTGGAGAAACGCTACTTTCGACTCATCCATGTTGAAACTCCCATATATGTGCCAATCAAGCCACCTAAGACAACGAACGTGAGTGTGATGATTTCTTCTAGGGCTTTGACGCGGGATTCACTCACAATGGGCGTTAGAAGGATAATAAGTAGAATTATGATACAGAGCATAGCAACCCACGCGATCTTGCGATGCTCTTCTGATTTTTCTTCCTTTAGCTCAAGTTCGAGCAGTTCTTTATTTCTGGCAATCTCTTCATCAGAGACAGTGCCATCCTGGTTAATATCGTATTTTGCGTAGATAGATTTCGGTTCAAGTCGTTTGATCATCTCCAGACTTTCACATTATTTTCGTTTACCATTTTTGGCGTACAGGTTGCCCCGATTTCTGTTTGATTATATTTGTGGGATAGCCACGCATTTTGGCGGCGCAAAGAACGAGCAAAGTACATACAACGGTCAATGGAATACCAGTAGCTTACGTCTGGTTGGGGTTCACCATCAATAAATGTTGTAAGCATAAAAACCAATAACACATCAGTCGGCATCCGCTATCGTTATTGTTCCTACTTCTGCAAGTCTTTTAATGATTGCATAATCAGTATTTGATTCATCTAGTGGGACTCCATATTTCACACCATCTACTGTCATTGTAATACTGTCTCTCTCGCCTGTTTGCAAAAGATTGACATATTTAAACGTGCCTGTTTTTATTTTTGCTTCATTCATAGTTATAACTCCGCACTTGCTGTAGAACCATTACCCCAAACCGCATAACTTCCTGCTGAATTATATACTCCGCCAGAAAGCACATTAATTTGTTGCTGGTTACCTGTATGGCCTGTCATTGTCGGCGCAGTCCGCATAGGCACTGGAAAATGCCAATGAGAATAATTAAAACCACCTGTGCCTGTACCTACACTTGACCCATATAATGCTGCACTACTCGCTGCTCTCTGCAAATAATACCTTGCACACCTTAAAAAATTTTCACTATAGGTTTCGTTTTGGAAAGCACTCGCAGTTTCACCTAGTTCAAGTTGTATTCCAGTAATGTGAAAAAGATTGCTTGTTGAATCTAAATTATTAACTTGGCCTACAGCACCATTTGCAGCGTTATTAGCCGCCCATGATGTTGCTAAAGTCCCTGAAGTAAAATTACTTCCTGCGGCTAAATAAAATAAAATTTGTAAAGCTGTATCGTTGGTTCGGCTAAAAACCCCTGTAGTATCACCAGCATACGTTATTGACTTGTACTCCCAAGTATTGCTGGAATTTACTGTGTAAGATTTTGCAATATGCCGAGTATTGTTATTATCAAATAGCCTAACAATGTTTGTTCCTGTTTTGGTAGCATTGACCCAAAAACTCAATGTTACTGGAAGAGCATCTGCTGTGCCTTTTTTCCAAGCGTATAAATCTTGTCCTTCAAGCCGTTGTTCAAATCGCCATGATTCATCTGCTGCTAGGGAACTTTCCGCAGTAGTACAATCAAACTTCATCGAGTATTGAAAACCGCTAGGCACTTCGGTTGCTCGTGACATAGTGACTTCACCGCCCACTGAACCTGATTCCTGTATACTCCACCTATCCTGAACATGATATCCGCTATCGCCATTTCCTATATTTGCTACTGAGCTTGCTCTTTGGCATAGACTAGTATCGCCATTATAAATATAGTTGCGGTTTCCTCCGATTTGCCCACCATTAATTGAACTCACGCCACTAATGTCTTTGCTGTTTAGCGTAATACCTTCGTCAGCATTATGAGTAATCGTTACATCTTGATCGTCACCTAGCTTGATGACTGCACCATCGCTGTCTAACAGTAAATCATCGCCTATAGTTACGTCATCAGTCACTGTCAAATCTTGAGAGACAGTAACTAATCCGGCAGAAGATATGGCTATTGCATCGGTATCGGACGCTGAACCAATATTTCCAGCATCCGGTATCACAATATTTCCACCCGTAGTCATAAGACCGCCACCTGTGTATGTACCTGAGACATCCAGGTTGGCATTTACATCTGCTAATGTAGCGTTAATTTCTACTTCGTCAGTGGCGTTTATATCGAGCGTGGTAGCGTTAGGTGCAGTAATGTTCTGAGAAGCATCGTTAAATTGTAGTTGCATGGTGCTGTTTAACAATAAACCTGTATCAGCAACATGAGTTAAAGTGACATCATTGTCTGCCCCAAATCCTAAAACTGCTGCATCATTCGCAAGTTTTACATCGTGGTTAAATGACGCGGTTCCAGCATCACTACCATCTATAGTTAAAAAAGTAGTATCAGCACTTCCGTCAGTTCCCTTGAGGATAATATCAGTGTCATTGCCTTGAGCATCTATGGTAATGTTTCCTGCACTTGTAGCTAACGTACTCGCCGCATCACCTGTAGTAATATCATCCAATGCTACTGAAGCCGTAACCGTTCCAAACGATACATCTGTACCGTCAGACACTAATGCTTGTCCGTTGCTACCAGGGCCGATTACAGAGGGATCACCACTAGCATCACCGACTATAATCTTACCTCTGG